TGCTGACCACCGGTTGTTGCGTTACGGATTGCCAGCCGGCGATGATTGGCAGGTAGCGTCACGATCCGCTCTGTTGCCAATGTGCCGGTCAGAAAAATAAATCCATTGCGGTTCGTCTGGTCGCTGGTCAGCGTCAGATCCGCATCGGCCATCTCCAGCGATAGCACCCGGTTGATAGAATTATCCAGCGCATCGATGGCATCGTTGATTATCACTTCTTTCTGGTTTTGAGCAGCCGCAACGTGCGACACGGCAAGGTTAGGGCTGGACATCAGTCAATCTCCTTCATGCAAGTTCCAGGGTGACAACACGCGCAAAGCCACGGCCCGCGAGGGCGCTCATTTGATAAATAGCAACCGACAATACCAAAGGCACGGCACCAAAATCGGCAATGATATCGGTATTAGCGTAGACAATGTTTGGGCTCGTTGACGTCAGCGTTCGCTTCACTGCGCCGCTAGGACCATCAAGAATATCAATCTCATAGGCCTCAGACGTTTCACCGAGCGGCACAACGCCGGTGCCATCCTTGAGTTCCCCACCAATCCGTGTGCGGCGTACCCACGAAAGGCTGATATCCGCTGGACTGCCGGTCAGAACCGCCTGCACATTCCAGGGCGCATAAGGCTTGAGATCGCGGCCTGTATGGTTGGTAACCACGATCTCGGCATCCTCGAAGATCGTGCCGAATCCAACTGCCCGCCAAGACCGCGGCAGATCAAGATCGCCAAGCGCCGTGACCATGGTTTCAACATCGTCTGCGTCAAGCAGAATAAACAGTTCACCGGCCTCATGCCCATCAACAAACACATCGGTGCCGCGCCGGCCGCGTAGCAGGCCGGACAGTGTCATGGAACCGTCAACGTTCAGCGTCACATCCCGAAACTGGATGATTTCCGGCTCACCATTGGCTTTGAGTACAAGCGCTGCATTTGCACCATTCACCATGGCTGTCTGCGTCGTGCTTTCCAGGCGATCGCCACCCGTTGTCATAAAGACGGTCAAGCTGTTCACTTCATCGGTCGCAAACGGCGATCGTGGACTGCCGAGTGCATTCGCTGTGGCGCCCCAGGCCATCTCACTCAAACCGCGACCTGCCTGCGCCCAAGTCGAGCCGTCAGTGCTTTTGTAAAGCGCAGCGCCAGGCCAGCCCGGAGCGCCAAAGCCACCCATCATATAATAACGCCGCAATCCTGATCCGGCAGTATCATCAGTATCACGCAGCAAAGGCAGATCCGGCAAAATAAGCTGTGTTGCAGCCTGCCCAGTGATGATCTGCACCGGCGTGCCGGAACCACCATCGGCTTGTGCATCAGAAACATACGTCGCAGCAGTCTGAGAAACACCCTGCACAGCCAGCGAAAAACCCGCTCCTAAATCAAGACGTGTGATGCGCGTCCGAAACGTTGAACCGGAGTCAAAGATCACATCGACAACATCGGTCGGATCAAGCCGCAGCCAGTCGGTTGGCAGTTCGGCTTCATAAGCACTGCGCTCAATCCAGGCGCTGTAAAGCGTCTTGGCTGCGATCTGCTTCGCCGTCGTTGCATCCAGGGCCATTGCCAGTTCTATGCTGGTTTGATTGCGCGAATGCATGGTTTGCAGCGGCAGGGATGTGCGCTTTTCGCTCTGTGTGCCCTGGCTATAGTCGGCCTGGGCATCCATGTAAACAACGCTCACCCGTTCCGGCAGCTCAACTTCCTGGGTGCGCCGTTCACGCCAGCTTTCACCGGTCTGTTCATCCAGCGGCAGCAACAGATTAGCATCGATGGTTGCGATAGGCGGCCGTCCCCGCGAACGAAACCGTAGGACATCATCGCTTTCTGCGGCATCAAAGAAATACGCCTGCGCCAGCGGCTCGATGGCTCCCCGCACGGTAGACTGCCGTCCGATGACATAACCGGGCACCGTTTCCGTCAAATCTGCCATGTCGATATCAGCGAGGCCAAGGCCAGCGCGGTCGCAGAGATCAGTCACAATGCCCGCAAGGGCCTCACCTTCGCCGCCACCGCGATTGAGAAACAGTTTTGCCCAACCTTCGCTGCCCCGCACCAGATGGGTGTCGGTGACGGAATCGTAAACTTGAGCGCCGCCTTCACGCACAGCGCCCGGCCAAGTCTCGTCAAGAACCAGAGCGCCTGTTGCGGTATCCAGCTGGATAACACGTGTACCCCGCATCAGCGTCCAGCGCTGTCCACGCAGACGGCTTTGGCCGAAACTTGGGCCTTCATAGTTGATCTGGGACGGAACAACGGTTTTCCAAACAATGCCAACGTCGCTGCGCCATTTCAGGGTATAGATGGCGCCGGCCGCACCGCTATTCGACATCCGCACCTGAAAGATCATGCTGTCATCGGTTTCATCATAGGTGAGACCACCCGCATCGCCGTAAAATCCGGTTGCGCTGCTTTCGATATCGGTCGGGGCAAACGTCGCCACTTTTTCGAAAGTAACGCCAAGGGACTGCCCACTAAGATCATCGTAAGCCGCCAATGCCGAAACCCGAATGCGATAAAGACCAAGGCTTGTATGGTTTGTGCTGGTGCTGCTACCCAGAACCCAGCCCTCTCCGAAGCCTTCGCCGACGGCGCCAGCGATAACACCGCGAATACGTGACTCAGTAATGGTCTGCCCGGCGCCCCAGACATAGGTCATAGTGTCAGCACGCAGCAGCCCGACATCGTCGAACAGAGATCCGGTGAGCAGAAAATCAACACGGCCTGCAGGGCCATACACTGAGACCATGCCCATCCAACTTGTTGCCACAAACCTGCTCGTCGAATTGGAAAGACCGTTGCTGAGAGAACCAAAGCGACCAACTTCCTTAAGGGCATTCGGCTCAATGCGTAGGATGGGCCGTGAATTGCCTGATCCTGCGATGATGTAAAGATGCCCGTCTGCGCCACAAAACAGCGTGCCTGGGAAGTTGTTCGGCTCCACGCTTGTGACATCTGTCATCAACGCCTGCCGATCTTCCTGCATGGTGCGCAGGTTGAAACGGCGGATTCCGGCCTCAGCCGCATTGCTGTCGCTGTCGAGAAAATAGCCGTACCCGCGTCGCCAATCGACCGCAAAATCGTCAATCTGATAGCTTGCTAACGAGCCGCCTTCACCAGGCGTGATAAAATCAATAATCTGGTACGGCTGCTGCGCGGTGCGCCGATAGGTAATTTCGGCGGTAATGTTGGGGATACGATTGCCAAAGTCCGCCAGCGCCAGATCCTCAAACACTATGGTGACAAGGCCACGATGAGCCGGCGCACGGCCAGCGCCGACATCCGTTTCGATCAGCGGATCTGGCAGTTGATCTTCCGCGCCCGTGTGAAAACGGAACCTGAGATCTGGCTTTGACACATCAGGATTGGCGCCGGTCTTGTCATAGATCAGCTTGCCATCTGCCCAGATCCTGAGCACATCCTCGGCCGGCCCTTCGCCAAAGCTGAGTGCAAACGAGGCAAAGTACGAATACGTGATCGCGGTCTGGCTTCCGCCGCCACCACCGCCCTTACCGCCTGCGTCCATGCGGGTCACATTCTTTTGTTCACGGATGCCGGATGACCAGATCATGTTGCCTGCCATGCGCAGCGTGCCGTAGCCAATGGCAATCGCGGCACCGTAGGCAGACGATGATACCGTCAGATCACCAAGCCGCGGGCCTTCAGTGGTGATGTTTTGTCCCTTGGCGGGAAACAGAAGATTGCCAACCACGGAGCCGACAAGCCATCCGGCCTGCCACCCGACACCGACGGCGGAGCCAAGAACGGCGCCACCTGCTGCAACAAGAATAGCCATCAGGATCCAGGATTACGAAAACGGAATGCGAATTTGATCTTGTCCGGCCATTCGCCGGAATAAGGCTCTTCGATCACCTGCCTGCGTGTGGCATGCGCGTGCAGCAGATGCGGCCGATCGAGTTTTTCTGTCAGAAACCCGCAATGGCAGGGATAGGCCTGATCGGCAAACACCAGAACATCACCAGGTTGCGCTTGCGGAATGGCAACGCCGTTCATCTCAGCCCGAAAATGCGCGACAAAGCCCTGGCCTTGCGGGCGCCGTCCGTAGGCCTGCGTGTCGTAATCGGCGAGTTCGAGTGCCTTTGCCACCAGCACCACAAGCCCCGCGCAATCAATACCTACGCGGCTACGGCCCTGATGCCGCCAGGGCACGCCAAGCCAGGTCCGCGCTTCAGCGACAATGCTGTCGGCCAGCGATGATGGAATATCAGCGTGCATCGGGATAATTCATGATGGCGTCCTGGCCTGGCACGTAAGGCTCGCCGCGAAAGTTCAGGACGTTGGCAAAGCGGTTGATGCAGGTGTCGAGATGTTTGTTGCAACCAGGATGAATGCGGAAGAAGTCACCAAGTTCGATTGCGTAACCCATTGGCAGAAACAGCTCGATCAGTCCGCTGTCCCGGCTCCAGGCTTTGACCTCAATGGAGCGGCCTGCATTCGAGCCGGTCTCCCAGGTCAGCACGCCGCCCGCGAACCAATCGTCGGTCGCGCGGGGCTCATTAATTACAGCATCAAAGATCATACGATCGGTCACATCCGTGACGATACCCGACCGGCTCCAGGCCTCCTGCGTCTCGAAGACGGCGTCGCCGTCGATGGTTTGCGCGCCGGCACTTGTATCAAATTCTGGTTGTTCGGTTGTGGTGCTCCCTGCAATAATGCACCTGTAGATGCGGTTTTCGAAGATCTCAGAACCGGCACCCGTTCCTGTCGGCACGCACACCACATCGCCGACGGTATAGGCCGTCAAGCGGGCGATTTGAGGTGGATTGACCGGCACCTTACAACGATGATCTCCAAGATCCGCGCAGCATTCAGGGCTATAAAGCTCGCCGATACGTTGCTGCAAAGCCTGCGTCATGCCGCGCAGTTCGGTGCGGAAAACGCCCTGTTCGGTCAGGACCACCTCGCCGAACCAGCCACGGCGCATCCTGAGCGCACCCATCGAGGGATCTGCCCAGTTGACCAGAAAAATGCGCACCTCGGCCTGATCAAAGAGCCCCGCGCGCAACTCTTCTTCTGTGATCGCGTCGCTGTCGAAGACGCCTTCAACATCGAGATTGTCGACGCTGAGACTGGCATCGTTGGCAATGGCAGTGCGCGAATAGCCGGAACTTGCTTTGTAGATATTACCTTCGAATGGCAAATCCTGATCGTGGTCCGTGAAGAAAAACTCCGTGCCGTCTACGCGTGTGATGCGCCAGCAGGTAGCCAGCGTCGTCACCGGACCTGCGAGATGGGCCGCGAGTGCTGTCGAGGTTGATTTCATGGTCTGATCTCCAGCACCGGGATCTGGCCCCAGCTGCCGAGTTGGTAGGTCTCGATGGTGATATCCATCTGATCGCTGTCAAAACGCACCGGCACATCGAATT